CTGTACTTGCAGCACCTATTAACTTACCATCATCATCAAAATATCCTATTCCATTGGGACCATCAAAATATTTTTCATATATTAAGTAATCACTGACATATAAATCAGATCCAACATATAAATCTCCTCTAAATGTAGTTATACCAACTACATCTAAATTTTGAGTTGTTGTTGTATCAGTTACATTAATATTTCTTACAAATCTAAATGTATCCGTCGTTATAAAATTGGAAGTATTTGCATTATACTCTAAAAAGTACGCGTCTGCTAAAGATGATACATCTACATCACTTAAATCGACTATTTTTGATATTGAAGATCCACTAATATTCGAAAGTACTTTTATTACTCCCTGCCCACCAATTCTATCTGGTATACTAGACATTACCTTGTTACTCCCGGTCTTACTAGAGCCATTCCCTCAAATGCCTTATATTTAGTTCCACCAGAATTTAATCCACCAATTTCAATAAGAACATCAAAAACATATCTACCTGGTTTTAAACTTGAAGTCTGCTCATCAGTTAATGATATTCTAATGATTCCAACTTCAGAGTCTAAAATAGTTGATTCAAAAGATGTATATGATGAACTAGAATAAGTTTTCCTCAATTGTGCAGTAACTCCATATCCAGTAATATTCAAACTTGAATTTGTTCTAGAATCCCCTAAGGCAAAGTTACTAGAAAAATCAAATCCCTGCTCTATTATAATGTTAGATGCATAAACTGACATTATTTAATAGTGAATTACCTTAAGATATTTATATTCTAAAGATTCATTAGATTTACAACAGTTTCTTGTTGCTTTAAATATAACTTAAAATAGAGTTTTGCGAAAATTCTCAATTCATCTTCAGTTAAGTTATCAATAACTCTAGAGTGTTTTTCATATTCAAATAATTTATCGATTGATTCCAATTCTATTTCACTTGGGTCCATTTACAATCTCCTTTAGTAAAGACTTAATTTCTTCAATATCCTTTTTCATTTCATCTAACTCTCTTCTTTGAGACTTTCTATTGTTTAAACTGTTCACATATTGATTATAAGATATATTATCACAATTAACAATAGCACCAGACTCTTCATCTCTGTATAAATTTGGGTGTCCTTTAACTGGTATCATCATCTGATTGCAATGCTCCTTAAATCTTTAAATATTGGTGGGTATGCTTGATTTGTAGACGACATTACAATCTTTATGGTATATCCAGTAAATTCTCCAAGATTATTAGCAGAGAATTCATACTCTAAGAATTCATTCTCTCTACTTGAGCGAACAAATACATCAGGTAATCCACTATTGTTTGCCGGATCTACAACATCGAGATAACCATCATTATTATTATCCACAGTTAAATTATTATATCCTGGGAATAATTCGAAAGATTGTAATATTTCACTAGAATCGGGTCTAATCAAACTGTATAATACTCTAAAGTCTGCAGAAGAATGTCTATAAGCAGATAATATTACTTTCAAAGAAGTTGCCGACTGTGAAAGTCTGACTAGGTTTGATACATAAATTGCAGTATGTGGATCTTCAAGTAAAGAATTTACTCTATTGTCAGTAGAATAATTAGATATTGGAGAATTAATTCTATTACTGTGGAAATCAGTAAAACAGTTATCTAAGAATATTTGTGGTGAAACATATTTCTTCGTTGTTTGTAAAGTAACTGCTGTTGTAAAAGATTTATTCCTTGGTAGTGCAGTCAAATATTCGTCTTCATTTACTTTGGAGCAAACAATTCTAATTGAGGAAAGTTGATTGGCAGAATTCAACTGTATATCTTCATAACCTAAATCATTAAATGAAATCTCATCTCCAGAAACACTTGTACCACTTACACTTCTAATTTTTGCTGAAACTGAAGTTGCATCAGTTGGTGATATAATTCTATAGAATGGAATAATAGAATCATATTGAATGTTTTCTGTAGCAAATACACTACTTCCTCCTGAATTTAATTCAGTCTCAAATGAAAGTTGTGGATATCCAGTAGGAGTGTTGTCACTACTTCTATCTACACCATTGGATGTTTTATCAATTTCAATATGGTAACTATCAATATCTAATCCAATGTCACTAATATCATGAGTTTTGTTAATTCTTCTCAATGAAACTCCATTAAATTCATACTTATAAATTTGAGTATTAACATCATGAGGAACAGCAAGTGTTGAAGAATGACCTCGTGTTATTGTTTCTAGTGTTCCAGATCCAACACTTTCATACCTAATAATTTCATTTTCTACAATTGCATACCCAGGATTTGTATTATTGACTTGTTTTCCTTCAAAAGTAACAAAGTTAGTAGTGCTTGCAACTGAAATTGAAGTTGAAGATGCAGTTACAGATTGAGATAATGTAGTTGGTGGGACATTTGAAAATACTCCAGAAATAGCAACTTTGTTATTTTCTGCATACATTCCATGATTGAAATGGTTTACCTTAATAAAGTTTCCACTATACAAAGAACCGATAGGAGTAGATCTTGTGATATAAGTCGATCCCATTGTAACTGAATTATTTGAGTTATCATAATAAACTAAGTTTGCAGTTCCATTAGTAGTAAATGATTCACCCTGCACATTTCTGAGATATAAAGTATCAACTCCATTATTGTTTCCTGTAATTGTTATCCTTGCGTCTCTACCACTGTTACTAGACACTGAAGAAGTTACAATACCAACAACATCACCGACTGCATAACCTGTTCCTGGATTTACAACAGTTGCAGTTGTGATACTACCAGCAGATGCTGTAATATTCAAAGTAAGACCAGATCCATTACCAATAACATTAAATGTTGATACATTACTATCAGTTACATAGTTAGATCCGCTGGTAGTTACCCCAACAGAGGATACTGAGCATCCAGTGCCTACAATATAACCATAATTATAAGTCTTTACGCTTTCACTTACTTTTCTACCTGTTGTTAAAATTCCAATCGCATTTGTATCTGTAGTTGTTGTAATACCAACACTCAACAATCTAGGAAGCGCAGTTAATGGGTTATTTTGTAAGTTTTTAATATATCCATTACTTTCATTAAGTGTTGGATTATAGAAATATACAGTCGATGGAGTATTGGTTACAAATTTTGCACGATATAAAGTAAACTTCATATCTTGATATTGATTTGCAGTCCATATAGATCCATTTTGAGATTTAAACAGACTTCCTAATGCAAATTGCTGACTGTATATAACTGAATTTGCATCTGGAAGATTTGCAGATTGAATTGTCTTTTTGCCCATTTCAGCAATAAAGACTTCATACTCTACGCTTTCTGGTGCAAGAAGAACAATTGCATATTCTAATCCTGGAGCAAGATAAATTGGATAATCAAATGTTACTTTTGTTACTGCAGTTGCGTCATCTGATATATTAATTTGTTCTGGTCTAAGTGTAACTGAATTTCCAATCACTACTCGTGTTGGAGTACCAAGTTCTACAGTTCTTACTTGAACAGTTACTGGGTTGTTTGAAGTATCTTTTTTGTAGAAGAATAAATCAACATCAGTTAAATAAATTCCATCTTCATCATCATTTTGAGTACCGCTTCCACCAACACTAAATGATTGTGCTAAAGGATCATAAAACTCAGTTGTAGTTACATTTCTAGTTGTAGTGAGTGTTAAAGTTGTGGTAGTCGTTCTTGTAGTAGTTGCTGTTGTAGTATTTGTAATCGTTCTTTCATACAATTCTAAAGTACCTTCAGATGTATAGTTAACCTCTCCAGAAGAAATAGTGGTGCTACCAGCAACTGCACTTTGATTAGTAGCACTTGAAGTAACTTTATAAGTTTTAGTACCAGTGTTTATTCTTACATCTGGTGCTGGAGATGTATTTGGATCTCTAATGAAGAATGAACCAATCAAATCTCCAAAATTATCAGATACCAATCTTAGATCTTTTACATATGCAATAGTTCCACTTGTTTGACCGACCAATTTTGCACCTTTAACCAAATATCCAGAATATAATCCTTGCGCTTCCTCAGAAAGAGAATAAGTATCCACATTTAATACTTCTGAAGATGTACTGTAAGCATCGGGTATAGACTCTGATTTGATATATGGATTTACATTAAATTTTGTTGTTGGATTTCTATAATTTCCAAACTTATGATTTGGAGATGCAACACGGAAAGAAATAATTTTGTTATTTTGAGAGTCATATCCAATAACAGTTTCGCCGATGGTAAATGCTGAAGATGCACCATATGTTTGTAATGATTTACTATTTGCAATCTCAATAAGTTTAGGAATAAAATCTACAGAACCATTTCCATCTAAAAACTGATAGTATCTTGTATATGGTTTCAAATTAGAGATAGAAAACTGTGTGTTCCTAGATCTCATATACTCTTCTGGACGAGACTCTACTAATAAATTAGAACTCGATGTAGTAGTAGTTCTATTTACATCTTCAGAAATCCTATCAGAACTAGAAAGTGCTGTGGTAACATTGGTAGTTGATTCAATTTGCCCTCTTCTGCTACCATCTGCAACTCGAAGAGTATTATTGATAGTTATATTTCTATTTTGAGTCTCTACAGCACTTCTCTCAATTAAAACATAATTGGTTACTGAAATTACTTTATCGGGTAATTGTATTGTTCTAACCCAACTATCACTTTCTGGGAATAGTTTTATTGATCCATTATAAGTTACTACATGGAATGGGTTAATATTTTCTACCTGAGTTGCTAGTGGTTGTGATATCCATTTTTCAGAATCATATTTGAGTGAAACTGTAGGTCCTGTTTTTTGTGTATTGGAATCTGGTAACTCATAGTTTACTGATAAATCTACATCCTCGTCAGTTATACTATTTACGGGAGCAAGATAATTTTTAAGGCTGTTTCTGGAAATTACAGGTCTCATTTCTTGAGACTCTGAATTAACTTCAATCGAAGAAAAAAGACTATCTATTCTCGAAGTATCTTTAAAATCATCTACAAAAAATCCTGTTTTAAATCTATTAAATCCTTGAGAATCTTGAATTTGAAGTGTTTGTGTACTTAATTCTAAAAGTGAAAGTGAAGTAACTCTTTCAAGATTTTTAACTCTGTTTTCAATGAGACCAATATCTCTCATAGTATATCTTCTATTATCTACAAGAGATAATGTTGCATTTTTAACATTATATAAGTATGGTGGAAGAAAAACCGTAGCCAACTCCATTAAGTCATCTATTTTTAATGGAGATTTTGGATCTGGTGAAGATAACCCCTCCAAATAAATGAAATCGCCATTCTTGTTTAGATAAATTTTATCAACTCTACCCAAATAATAATCATAACCAATGATAGTGTTTTCATTTGGTGTTAAATTAAGTTTAATTGAAGAACTAAAGTCTCTGTTAGAAAAATCAAATGGTGAAGAAGTATTTGCAGTAAATACTGATACTTTTGGTCTAAAATCAAGTGTATCTGTTACTCTTACATTTTTATTTCCAATTAATGGAATAAAAGATTCAAACTGTTCTTTATTATAACTTGCTACTGTAAATACATCTCCACTATCTGTTGATGGTACACTATAATAATCAAATACAACTAAAAGTCTCTTTGAAGGTTCTGTTTCACCACTATTTCTAATAAGTTTAGAATAATCATAATACTGCTCTTTTTGACCATTATCTAAAATAAATTTATTGGTAATATCATTATAGTTTCCTGGAGTTAGAAAATCTATGGGTCCAGTAATATTTGATTCTTTAAATGTTACAACTTCATTAGTGTTGAATCTATTTGAATTTAAATAAACAATGCCTACACTATTTGTTGATCGTGTTACGACTCTAGCAATAGACCCACTTTCTGATCCTAAAATATTTTCACCAACAATTGCATTTCCGCCAATATTTAATATTGTACTAAATGATACCGTATCTAAAGATGGGATTGATGCATCTAAAGATTCATAAACTGCTAATACTCTTGATACATCAGGATAATTTAAGGAAATTTCTTCATCTTGAACTCTTAATCCATAATATTGATTATAATTTAATCCATCATTAATAGAAGTACTAATACCACTTCCAGATTCTGGGTATTTTGAATAAATTACATTTAAGACATTACTTCGATTAAATTGCTTTTGCTTACTTTGTACGCCATTTTTAACAAAAGTTGCATTAATCGATGATGTTGTTTTTCCAGAAGTAAGGTTTGATAAAGTTACTTGGTTATTTGTTAAAGAAAACTGGTCTGATGTCAAAGATTGTGTTGTGCCATCAGTATAGTGTATAGAATAACGCTCCTCATCAAATGATGCAAATAATGCAGTTGTCAAACCAGAGGGTAATGAAAAGTCTGATACTGAAAGAACTATTGGACTACTTGAAGATTTAGCACTTGTAGATTGTGCGCTAAAAGTAAGAATAGAATCATTTAAATTTACTTGAGATATATTTGAATTAGGTAACTCGGTATACAAATAACCTTTTTCAGAATTTCTAATTTTGGGTATTCCAATACTAAATGATAGATTTGTTGCAACTCCTACAGCACCATCACAAACGCCAGTAACTGTGGTGATTCCTGAAACAGTTATTGAATTGCCGGTGGCACTTATACTAGAAACTCTATTAAAAGTCTCATCTGCTCTGTTAGGGGATTGATATCTTATTATAGATCCAACCTTAATCGTATTAAAGAATTTTCCTGGGGAAGTTACTACTCCCCCTGCAGAGATATTGATAGTATCTGCCGCATTGAATCCAATTGGAAGTTGTCTGTCTAGTACAGAGTCTCCAAGGAATGATGTAGTGAATCCAGATCCCCCAGGACCTGATATTGGTTGATAAACTTGTTTAATGTCTTCAGTACCATATACAGTAATCTGAGATATAGATCTAGGATAAATTTCTACCCCATTAATAATTATCTGTTCACCTCTAATAAAAGTTCCAGATGTTTGTCTTAGTTTGATTGTTGTAGTACCATTTCCAGCAGACTCTGCATATCCACTTGCTCCACTACTTTTACCTTTAATATATGATGAAGCAGGTAAATTCTCTGCAGATAAAGATTGGTTTAAAACTAAGGTTGTATAAGTTTGTATATCATAAAGATATAAATCCCAACTAGTAGATGCTCCAGAATAAGCAGCATCAGTTAACCTGAAATTGTAGACTCTAGCATCTCCAATTTTAGTAGTAGAAGATGGATTTCCAGAATTACTTTTTCTTACGGAGTGGAGTTCTATACTCCCATTTTGTTTTGGAGAACCCGATATATTGTTTACTCTTATCAAGTTACCCATCTCAAAGGGAATATTTACATTTTCTACATTTTGTGTTTTTCTTGGTTTACTAACATCCAAGATAGTAGTCGTATTTTTTTCAATATCGTAACCTTTTACATATGCCTTTCCTGGTGATAATTTAACACACATTAAATCATCGGAAGGAGTATTTCCAGACTCTGTTTTTTGATTATCAAAAAATAATCCATCATTTCCAAGTCTGTCATTCAAGGAGTTATGTAAGGAAATTTTAAATGGAGTTACAGAGTAATTTCCAGATTCGTCAAAAGTTCTTTGTGCTAAGTAATCTCTAATGAGAGAATATTGAGTTGTAGTGTTAACCTTTTTAATTTGACCGTTTTCAATTCTAAGAATTTCAATAAAATCAGTATCAGTCTCTACACTGCCAACGGTTTTTTTAGTTAATGTCAGTTCTATCTTAAATCTATCTGCACCTGGTGCCGCATAGTTAGTAAATCCTTTAGCATTATCGTATAAAGAAGAATCTTCCTTAGCAGATATGATTTCTTCGGATACTTTAAGACCTACTCTATATGATGGAGTATTTGTATAATAATCTAGGATAATAGTTTGCTTAGATACTTTAGCAAAAGTACCTCTTACAAAATAAATTCCATCATCAATAGAAACAGCAGATCCTGTAGAAGTTGCATCTGTTGGGATTAATGATGCAAAAGGAGTTCCTGATGTAATCGTAGTATTTCCATAAACAATACTTTCATTAGATATTAAAGGTTCATTATCTTGGAAAGGATTGATGTTAAAATCATTATCAGAATCAATATACTTTACATATAAAGTAACATAGTCTAAATTATTTGTTGAATTTGGTATTTCAACTTTTTGGACATATGCAGTGACGCCAGAAACTTGACCTTCTACTAATTTACCTACATATTTCTCAATGTATGCTGATATGTTGACACCAAAAGAAGATGAATTTAATTTAACTGCGAAAAAACTAGGATCATAAGTAGTATTTCCTGGAATTACTAGAGACCCTTCTTTAAAAATATGACTACCAAACGATTCAATTTGATTTTGTAAAATTGATTGAATATTATTTAATTCTCTTGATTGTACTGGTCTTCCCGGATTAAAAAGAACTTTATAAAAGTTCTTTTCAGCATCAAAGTCATCAAAATATGGACTTACATTTAGGTTTGTCTTTTGTGCCATTTCTTAGAATTCCAGGATAATTTTAATGTCTTCTTTTTGCCTAATGTTTCGGGAAACTAAAGGTCTATTATCAATGTAAATAATATCTCCCGTCTTTTTATTTATCTCAGGATTTGCAAGTCCATTAGTAAATGTAACTCCCAGATTTATAATAGAGTTATTTACTGTTGTAGTAATTCCTGAGAAATATGAGATTTGACCAACAAATCCACTTGATCCCACTACATTTCCCCCACTATTGCTGAAATTAATGTTAGCGTTTCCTTCAGTAGAAACTCCTACGTAGTCTGTTTGGTCGTATGTTAGACCATAATATAGAGATCTATCTCTAAAATATTTTAAAACTTTTGTATCTGAATCATATGATGCAACATATCCAACAGCAATTCCTCCAGATACATTTTGAATAATTTTTTCACCGATTGTTGGTGGTGTATCATTTACTGTGGAAAAATTGATCGCATAAAGACCTGAAAATTGAGAATCACTAAAAACTTCTGTAGATATAAATTTAGTCGGATTCTTTAATATTCCAATTTGACAAAACTTAGTATTAATTGGGAAGTCTCTAGAAGAATCATCAAATCTACTATAAATCATTACTCTATCAGCACCCAATTCTTTATATAAGTCGTATCCATGTCCTCTAGAGGGTGGGATTATTGGAATGAGTCTTGCTGGATTTGGAATATTTCCACCTGGTTGCAATGGTCCTAAATCAACTATTCCATAAGTATATCCTTTGCCACCAGAAGTAACAGTAGTATTAATTATTTCTCCGTTTGAATTAACCTCTACAAAAACTCTACCACCAGTGCCATTACCTAAAATATCTACCTCCCCAGAAGATAGATAATTACTTCCAGGATTATCAATGTAAACCGTTTTTATTTGGTTATCATTTACCTCAGAGTCTCCATTTTCTCTTACAGAAACAATTTGAGAATCTGTAGAAGTACTCCAGTTATTTGGTAATGTAATATACTCTGTAGAGTCAAACTTTACAATATCACTAGGAGAAACAGTGAATAGATACTTCCAAACATATCCATCACCACCAGTTCCTGCAACAGATGGTTCTAAATCAGTGTGTGTTGGCTCATATAAAGATTGATTCCCTGTTGTGTTAATTCCACTCGACCCATTTTCAATACAAATATAAACCTTATAATCACTATTCAATACATAATATTCCGAATCATATAACCTTGCTCTTTTTGCTATCGGACTAAGATTATTGATACTATAATCATGCCTATACATATCATATTTTTTACCCCTTACCCATTCAACTCTCTTTACAACTCTTCTTATATTTGATGATGTAACTTTCTTTCCAAAAAGAAGAGTATCTTCATATTGAGTTAAATAATCTAAATTATCAATTGGATTTGGCACAACACCAGTAGTTACCCCAACACCACCATCCCAATTTGTATTTCTACCAAACCCGGTGTATCGATTTGGATTAGTTAAACCAACCCATACATAGTAAGAGTCTGCAGAATTATCTACAGAGTCTACAAAATTAGTGGCGTTTAAAATTCTAAATTGATCTGTTACAAGTGCAGACATTTATATTGTTGTTTTTTTTATATTTATATGAGGTTAGGTTATAACCTTGTTATATCTTACCAACGATCCTGTGTTTCTCAATCCTGACCCCCTTCTCTGTATTACTGGATATGTTGAAAGTCCAGCATTATATCCTTCACTAGTTATACCTATACTTGATGTATATCCAGTAACAGCGATTGAAATTGGTGACAAAGATCTAGTAAATCCTGATAATCTACCCCAACTCAGTCTTCCTACAGGATAGTTGGCAGTTCCTGTAGTTGCAATTCCCACTACCGAAGTATTGGAGGCAACATTACAAGTCACAATACCAGTTACAGAATCAAATGCGTGAATTTTATAAACATTATTTACATATGATGTACTAATTGCAACAATATCAGAATCTGAAGAATCAATAGAAGTAACCCCGCTTCCAACAGTGGCATTTGAAATGTAAATTGGATAACCAACTTGAAGACCTGAAAAATCTTGTGGACTTAAGGTAAATTTAAGTCCTAGGGGAACTCCAATTCCTGTTGTAGTGGCAATTCCAACAATTGATGCTTTAAATCCATAAACATTAGTAACACCTGTTAAAATTTCGTATTGTGTAGAAAAATCTGTAGTTGCTATTCCAACACTACTATTAGAAAATACGACCAAATTAAAATCAATTAGACGGGTGCTTGGAGATTCATACTCATAATCGAACAATGAAGCATCATCTACAAATATTTCATTATCACTAGAACCAAAGTCTCTAATAATATTTGCAGTTGGATACACTTGTGATTCAATAGAGTCTCTAGATTTGGAAACAATATCACCATTAATTAATAAGTCAACTTTTTGTTTAGTCCAATGTAATGGTTTTTCGTTAACAGTATCAATTCCTTGCAAATTATAAAGATTAGTTTCAGTTTTATCAGATCCAGCAATATCATAAATTACTCTCTTGTCTTGAGTGATTGTATTACTAATGTTACTGTTGTTACTGAATACCTGTACGGTATCTCCCACTTTCAAGGTTTCTATAATATCTTCTTGAGTGCTATCTACACCTCTAGTTCCCCTATAGAAAAATATTGCAATATCATCTTCTGGTTTTGGAGCTACTGTAAATATGAATGATGTTCCTCCATTAAATTGATAAGAACTTCCTGGTTCTTGTAGAATTCCATTAACAAAGATTAGAAGTACTGATTGTAAATCTATTGTCTGAGAATCTGCAAGGTTTTCATCAATTTCAAAACTTAGTAATTCGGAATTGTAGAATAATGGGAATCTAGTTCTCACACCATCCTGATAATTCTTAATAGAGTCAATGTAATCTAATTCGCCAAACTGCCAGGCAGCAAAAGAATCAGTAAATGTATCTAAAACAGTTAACTCAAATTCGCTAATTGGAGATGCTAATCTTGCATCGGTAACCAGTCCTACAGGTTTAAATACATCACCTCTTCTAAATCCGTATCCATTCCTTACAATATTGAAATCTTTTACTTCAAAATAAGTTGATCCTATTCCAGTAGTAGATCTTGCACCAACTTCAACATTTAGGAGAAGTCCAATTCCAGTATCTGTAGTTGCACCTACACCTAAACGAGAAACACCAATTACTGGTAAGTTTTCATATGAGGGTGATGAAACATTAATTGTTGGATTTGAGTATCCACTGCCACCTCCAATGATGTTGAATGACAATGTTCCTCCAGCACCTACAGTAGCAGTAATAGTTGCTATAGACCCAGTATGACCCGATTCTGTGACTGCTACCGATACATTTCCTCTATATCCAGACCCAATAATATCTTGAGTCCCTAATCCAACAGATACAATAGACCCACCAGAAACAACTGCAGTAACTGAAGCACCTACTAATGGAGCATAACCTAAACCTGATGTAGATCCTAAAGAAACAATTATACCTCCACGAGGTAATTGATTCATATTAATATCATAATCTGATGTATATAATCCAGAGTCTGACCTAATTCCAGTAAATGTGATACTTGTTATTCCAGATACTGTATCTTCATTAATCTCATAATTATTGCCAGAATTATTTAAAGTTGTTGGTGACTGGAAGATACTGTTAATAAAAACAATACCATTTCCACCACTAGTTCCCAATCCAACAGTATTAATTCCTTGTGATGTCATAATAAAGGTTTGACCTATTCCTGTAAATTGATCGGAAATATCGTCATAAATTTGGTTTGAAGTATAATCTTGTCTTAAGAATACTCTACCACTAAATGTTGCTCTTTCTCTTGGTAGAGCGTTTTCATCAGGACCAATTAAGTCTAATTGATTTCCTCTAGGAGATTGTGTGAAGTAAATCTTATTTCCAGAAATATTGTAGGATCCTCTATAAACCTTAGCAACAGAGGTATCTGTGTGTATTCCTACAATAGATCCTACAAACCCTCTGGTAACTTCTACTAGTGGAATGTCTCCAGTAAAGGTAATTGGACCAACACTTGTAGTTCCCAATCCAACATTTTCAACTCTAACATATTCATCATCTATTTTTAACAAGTCTGTTGGTTTAATTGAACTTATACCACTTAAAGCAAAATATGTGGAAGCTGCACCAATTTGACCACCATTACCCAGTAAAGTATGGGATATGTGGGAGTATGAAATTGGATATTGTGTAAGATTATTAATGGTAATCAAAGATTTTTCATTCTTTTTGTACATTTCAAGTTCATGTGCATTTCCAAGACCTACTGATGTGAATGATACGCCAATTCCTTGCTCAGCATATTCCTTTTTAGTTGCTATCTTTAATGAATTATTATCAATTCTTATTGCATATACAACCTCAGGCAATATTGTTGTAACTACTCCAACATAATTTTCTGTTGCACCAATTCCTATTGCAGAAGTTCCAATACCGATAAAGGTTGATTTTGGTCTATAAATTAATTGCTCTCCAGTGTTGAAGAAATGATTAGTAATTGTACATATTCCAGTTGCAAAATCTAGAGAAGATGATGGATCAAAAGACCTCATGAATATTGGGGTTTCCTCATAATTAGTTTCAAAGTCTAACTTATTAATTAAAGGTGAATTTATTCCAAAATAATTTGCAATTTTTACAGACTGTTTAACTGGAGAATAATCTAAATCTGGTGGAATATTTACAGCATCTAAATCTGTATAAAAGCATTCGTTAAATGAAATTATCTCTATGTTACCAGAAACGGATGAATCTGGATAGAAATTGAGAGTAAAGTTAGTTGAGTCTACACTTGTTCCAAAAGTTCCTATTCCGCTAGTGCTTCCAATTGACAAGAAAGGATATTGTAATGTGAACGCATTTGTTCCATCATAAACTGACATTACTTGATGTAATGCGCTGGTTTCACCTAAACCAACTTTTACAATAGATTTTACTGATGTAAATAAATTCTTATCTAAAATAACTACACTAGTGGATCCAGAAGAAACATTATTATAATTAGACTCAAATACGACAGTTCTCTCATTAGTTGGTATCTGTCCTGGAAGTTTAAATCTATAAAAATCACCACCCAATGCTGTAGTGCCAAATCCTACATTCTTAGATCTTACAATTATATTTTCAGACTCTGTGTTTGTATAATTTAATGATAGTACTCCACCAGATAAAGAAGCACCAAATGATCCTATAGCACGATAACTCTCACCTTCTTCACCATCAAAGTAATATTCAGTGATGTAAGTATCAGATCCATCATGAGATAAGTAAATTTCAACATAATTCATGGCAGAACTATCAGTATTCAATACATGAATATTTGAATAAACAGATGAATATTTTGCAGAATCTAACTCAATAATAGATGTAGTTATTCCACTAGAAACAACTCTATTTTGAGATATCAAATCTACACAGTTTAAACTTTGAGTAGACCCAATTGCAGATTTACTTGTAAAAGTATCCTGCAGTATCTTAATATCAAAACTAGAGTCAAATGGGTCTTCTGGATCAAATCTTAAATAAAATGTTCCTTCCTCATCCACATATCCATTGATATTTGCCAGCAATGAATCTGGATTGAAAGTCGTAGATCCATAACCTGTTGTGCCTGTAGTAAATTCTCCCTTATATAAAGTAAATATATCCTCGTCATTATTAATGGTTACTATTTCACTAAATTGAATTTCATTATTTAAAATATTTTTTACTTGAAGTAAAAATTTATTATATCCATTTGAAGTAGTTATCGGGAGAATATTGGAAACATTTTTTCGTTCATCATCACTACTAGAAAACTGAGAACTAATATCATCAATTTTTAAAACTTTATTAGTTTTGCATAAAACATAGTCTGAAAGACGAATATTATTAAACTTTAAAAACTTAGATCTACTGCCAATGGCATCTACATCAACTACAAGGTCAAAATTATTAATAGTGTCTACTCTATTATCCCCAATAAACATATTAATAAGTGATAATGTAGATTCTGTAGATCCTATTCCAGATTGAACATTTTGCTCTAGTTGAGTATCTGCAAAGTTTTTGGTGCCACTAGTGTGTAATAAATTATTTACAGGTGTTACCATTTCTTCCCATGTTTTACTACTCTTTACAGTATATGATAAATTCTGATAGTAATCATTATCTGGCGTTACCTGCGTATCTTCACTTAACTTTCCAGTCTCATCTTTCCACCCAAAGTTCTGAAGATTGAAGTAGTCTATATTGTACAATCCATCTACACTCTTAACAACATCAACTGTTGCCTCATTGAAAGATTGCGTGCCTCTTATTCTTTCATTGGGGGAAAGTTTATAACTTCCAGACACTCTTACAATATTTTCATCACAATCTGTGACTGTCAAATCTCTAGTTACGAAACCAAGTCCATTATCAGAAGATAGAATTTCACCAACTAAAAATGGTAAAAACTTCTGAATAACTTCAAATTCTGGATAATTATTGTAATTTGTGATAGTAGCGTAAGACTCTTGAATAGTTTTTGCTATACCTGGATTAGTCGTTAGTCCAGAAAGACTAAATTCCAATTTGTCTGGATTTAATCTAAAGTAATTTGTTACTGTGAAGAATCTATATCCATAGTCTGAAGAATTAAATCCACTTCCAGAAGAATCTGCCTTTTCAATTCCCTCTACAAATATTCTATCACCAGATGCAAAAGGAGCGGAAGTAAATCCTGCAATCGGGGTGGTTAAGATACAAGTTACTATTCCAGATGAAGATGATTCAACTCTATCTATTGAAACTGAATTAGAATTATTGATTGCCCTTATTGTGACTGGTCTAATAGGTAACCCTTTAGGTTCTACTTCAATTTTTACTTCACCGATTGATGATCCAGTTAGATTTGCCTTTAAGAAACCGCTATCAATCAATTCCCCAGTATCAGAGTCTACTAATATTAAATCTGGTGCCGAAGTATAATTTTGACCACCATTTAAAATAGTTATAGAATCGATAGTGTTTGAAGAGGAAATATAAACAGACTGTGGAATAGTTGCAGTTGGTCTTAAAGTTTTATCTGATGCATATTCAAATCCTTCATTTATAATTCTACTTTGTGTTATTTTACCAATAGTTTCAGATGATGGAATGATAAATGCACCCTTACCATTTACAGAATTAGATCCAGTAAAGTGAGGAAGTGATTTATATCCATAACCACCCGAAATGAGATTTACTTTATTAATACCACCACTTGCAGTAGTAGAATTAGTAGTATACTCTAATACATCACAATCAATCTTCTGATAAGAAAGTTTTTCTGGAGTATTTCTCAAGGAAATTGTAAAACTAGTGTTTGCTACTCCAATTACAGTATAATCTCCATTATACTTACTGTCTACTGAGATTATTTCAGAATAATTAACAACATCACTATCTGCTGTGCTAATATAACCAGATTTTTCTAAGTTATAATAAAGTTTTTCTGGTACGAAATTAGTATAATTGAGAGTTAATGTTGCATCTGTAGATACACCTACAGTGCCAACTCCAGATATGGACAAAGATGTTGTAGTTGCAACAGAAACAAATTCCTTACTAAAATCATTATCATAATAAATTTTTAAATCATAACCAGACAATGAAGAATCTGATAAGTCAAATACAAGATTATTATCTCTAATTACTTGAATTTGTGGGTTGACTAAACTGATACTTTGTGTTCCAATACCCGTGCTTAATATATTGAGGAATAATGGATTGCTTGAAGTAGAATCTGTGTATGTATTACACAATTTTATATTATTGGCATCTACTCTATAAACATAATAGTTGCCATTAACAATTCCTGAAGGAAGATTACCTGCCTGATACAATATCTTATCTCCAGTCTTAAGACCATGAGACTCTATCGTAATTTGGTTAGTTGTGGTATTAATACCAGAAGAACTAAAACCTATCGGATTAACAACTAAACTGTTAGTAGGAGCATCAAACTTAACTTTAATTGCATTTGATGTGCCTATCCCTACAGATAAATTTGGTCTTACATTCAATGATACTCTATCACCCATTGATAAATTATGAGATGTAGACACAGAAACGACAGAATTTATCTTGTTGATGTCTGCAGTAACTTGAGTAAAGTTTGATTCAACCGAATATTGATAATTGTCGTGTGCTGCAACCCAACTAGTATTTCTGAAAAAGAGTCCGTTACTAATTGTTGTCAACCCAACATTAGTTACTATTCCAATATAGTCCTTGGATTTATTAATTGCATACAATATTTCAGAGTCACCACTTAAAATATTAAAAGAAGCACTTGTAGGAGTATTTGATACTGCTATCGGATTTCCACCACTTGGTTTTCTAAAAATTAATTGCTGACCAGTAGAGAATGAGTGATTGGGTAAGAAAATACTCTGAGTAGGAATAAAAGTATTATAAGTCGTAATTCCAATATTATAAGATACATTTATACCTGTTCCAGATGTTGTTCCAATTCCAACTGATTTTGTTGGATTATAATAAACTTTATCATTTACTTTAGACTCAAAATAATCTGTAGATTTATTTACAGTAAATGAATCTGGGAGGAAGTAAACAGGTGTTGTTTGGGTATGTATTCCACCACTTGTATTTCTACTTACTCTAACAACACCAAAATTATTGTAGATGTTAAGAATTGAGAAAATTTCATTGTCAATTTTAAAACTACTTCCAATTGAAATATTTTCAGGAATAGATGTCAGATAAACATCAGTGACTATTCCTGTTGAGGCATATGCTGGTATTTCCTTATCTAATATTGTAGAGTATGTGATCAGTCCAATTTGATATAAACCATTAAGATTAGAAACCTGAGTTGATAGTCCAGAAATATTAATATTGTCGTTTCTTAAGAATTCGTGATATGGTTCAATATGTACTTTAACCGTATTCCCATCAACCCAAGTGATGGTGGAATCACTATATGAATGAATAGTAGTATTAATTTGATTTATTTGTTTACCAGTTATTTCGGATACTTTTGCAAATATTCCTCCACCTTCCGTGCCATTTTCATCAAAGGTTATTTGGTCATTTACTCGGTAATCGGATCCAGAGTTTACAATTTCTAATGCAGAAACGCTACCTGATGTAACAGACTCAATTAAAGTTTTCTGCTCTATAATTTCATTTGACTCTACAATAAAATCATTATCCGCGTGTCTGTCATTTACTTTATATGGAAGAGTATTTCTAATTAAAGATGAATTATTAAAATCAAAAGTTTGGTCTAATTCTATATTTTCTTCAATATATGAAGATCTATACTCATTTCCAATAAAGTATGGGAACTTCCCAATAACATCACCATCAATATTAGTGTCAATAGTTGCAAAATATGCATAAACACCCTCTGGAAAATCTTTAGTCTTTCCAAATCTTCCATTATATTGGTCTAAATCTCCACTATTTGTAAATACATAGTCTTCAACAAAATAACCAAGAGGAAAAACTGAAGTAGATGGACGATTTTCGACATTTACTGCAGAATATCCAGGTTCTAATTTTTTAACAAGTCTGGTGTCATTAGGGTCTGAATAACCATATGATCCGTAGATTGGATTGCCATCATATGCCCAACCTATTATATCCGAATGTGATGTATTTCCACCACCATCTTTAAGGTTATTCTTTATATTTCCAGAGTAACCAACAACAGCATATTGTAAATTATTGTCAGTTTCAACTAATATTTCTGTTGCCGGATCTCTATAATCTCCCTTCTGAATTCCATACTTATATGAGTTATTCAGAGTTAAAGACCTAACATTAGATTCAAATACCGCATTTTTTCCTGCAGAAATGGCACGAACTACTGTGTTTGTACTAGTATATCCTGCTCCAGGATTAACAACAATAACATCTACTATTTTATTGTTGGAAACAACAGGTCTAAGATTAGCACCAATACCACTACCAGAAACAACTAAATCTGGTGTAGAGTAATAATCCTGCCCACCATATAGAACTGACACATCAACGATTCTACCATTTTCAATCACAGGTTTAAATTGTGATTCTTTCCCATTCTTTACGACAATTTGAGGTCTTTGGTGCGTATTTAATACTAAAGATCCATAATTTGACCCCTTTTCATAAACATAAACTTGGTCTATACTTCCTCGGATTATTGGAGTTGCAACGATAGATCCTCTAACTTGAGTGCTTCCCAACCCAACTGAAGTATACTCGACAGTTAAAACAATATCGGGATAACTAAAAATCTGATACCCAGATCCAGTTGTCGAAAACTTTACATAGTTTTCTCTCTGATAGTTAGAAACATCTGTACCTCCTATTCCAACATCACAAAGTCTAAATTTATTAGAATCTAGACGCAATACTTGATAATTTACTGAAGTTGATAACCCAGATATACCAGTATTTTCATAGTCATAGGATATAATTTCTCCATTTAAAAATCCGTGATTTTCAAATTCTATCGTATGATTAAAAGTTGATACTCCAATTGGACTTACTCTTAACTTTCTATTCGTATACCCACTTCCACCATTAATTACTTTTATTTCGGATAGTTTATTTTTTATCTCAGTTTTAAACTTTTGAATACCTACATTTCCAATTGTAGTGAATCCAACAGTATTAATACCTGCAGAATAATCTGATAAACTTTGATAAATCTCAATAGTTTTATTATTAATTACCTTAGAATAATAAGTTGCACCATTTACTAGTGTTTTAGATTGATCCAAATTTGATCCACCAAAAGTGCCAATTCCAATAGCACTGAAGTTATTGCTGTCATATACGATAGGTTGCCCATTTATCAAATTATGATTTTCTGCAAATGCAATTCTTTCATTGATAAAATCTAATCCTCCACCACCAGATAGTGGCCTAGCATCAAATTCAATTTCTCTAACATACTTTTCTATAACTTGTTGAAAACTTGCACCAGACCCATTACCACCAGTAAGTTTTACAGAAACTACAACATCTACATCAAAGTCTTGAGGATCTACAAATATTTTTTCGACAGACCCCTTAACTACAGGTTGTACAAGAGCATTGCCAGTTGATAAAGTTACCGAGGGTGGATTTATAACATCATATCCATTTCCGCCATTTAATA